CATGAGGCCTTACCCATGAACATACCATCTTGCATGTCCGGGTCAGTAGCCCAGGGATCAAAGATCCACGCGAGAGGATTGATGCGAGAGATCGCAATGTCTCCCCAGACCATATCTTCTGCATCATCCAGAGTATGGAGGACTTCCCACACACCCAGCCCACAAATGGTGCCGTCATCAAACACTTTGTCAGTGACGCGTGGGAGACGCCCGAACTCACCTGCGGCCTTGAGACTACCCGTCGCGATCTCACCCAGTCGTCGGTCTTCCAGTCCACGCGGGAGACCCGTGAAGTCCAGGTTCAGACCCCGTTGCATGCCGGTGACCAGTTCGACTTGCGGGAGGATCTGATTGAACTCCAGTGCGGGTCGACTGGTTTTTTCTACAAGCTCGCGATCGTGTCGACGCCATTGCTTCCCGTTACCTTCCGCCATGTCGTAATCCCGCAGCCATTTGGCACGCGCCGTCTCCGTGGCATTGAAGTAGGTCTTGAGATAGCCTTGGAGGAGGTTCAGGCGATCAGAGTCCACCAGGGCATTCCCTGCGCTATAGTGTGCCCCGAGTTCTTTCTTGGGTTTGACTGGTCGTGCCATAGATGATTACAGTCCCATGTGACTACGCCGAGAAGTGGAATACTCTAGATCTAAATCAAACTCATCATCTGTTCCCTGAAGATCTTTCGCAGACCATTTGACATCCATTGGTCTGGATGCGAGAAACCCGCAAAGACCGTCCATGTGGTGATCTGATCCGTCCATCGGTTCTTCACTATGCTGACCGGCTAACTTATTCCTGGCCTTCTTCCACTTATAGCCCTCGATCTCTTGTATAAAATGATGACACTTATCAAGGACAAAGAAATGAGGAGCCCCAGGTTGGCCAGTGACAGGGTGTAGATGAGCAGGATCAAGAGCGAGTAGTTCATTAATGCGGTTGAATCCCACATCCCAGTTCTTCTGATTGGGTACAGGGTAGACCCCATGGTCCATGTACTCGTCAGCAATCGAGTAGAGTTGGTCTTCACGAGGGGTGCCTTTCTGGCCAATCAGTGTACGGCTGAAGGCTTGACTATCCAGGTAGGTACCACGGATTTGGTATGTGGTGTGCTCGCGGTGGGCTTTCATTTGTTGGACATGGTAGCTCACGGCCTTCTCACCTTCGTAGTGTTCATCCACGAGGAAGTAGTTGACCTGTCCACACCCACAGTCACATTCTTTGATGACCACCCAGCCGACTGCGGTGGGTGCCGCGAGTCCATGGTCTATGTACTCATAGCAATCATCGTTGCTATCGAACAGTGGAGTGCCGTCATGCTTGGTGGCAAACCTAGGTATGGCTGACTGCTCTCGCTTCCAGGTGGGATACACCAACCCTTCCGCTTCCACCCACTTGCCTTCCAGGTATCGCTCCCACATGAGCGGGAGGTCCCGGTAGAGCTGCTCCATGTCTTCGATGTACTTGCGGGTAATGAACCCGGCATTCATCCCATCCCAGGCGGTGGCGTTGTAGGCTTTGTAGCCGGTACGCCCTGGCCCAGAGAGACCATGTTTCCCAGGGAGTCCAGGGAAGTACTGGAAGATCCAGTGCGAGGGACCTTCAGGATTGCACACCCCAAACCCGTACGTATTATAACACAAGAGATCCCAGGTTGGGTCGTATTCTCCCTTGGGAATACGCTCATCGTAGGCTGGGAGTGGATGAAGGCATAGGCGGCACTGGGTATCTCCGTGACACGCAAAGTGCTTAGCATTATCTGACTTGGAGCACTGCCCACGGACCCAGTACTGCCTATGACCATTGTGAAGGATGGGGTTCTTACGTCTGAGACGCCCCACCAGGTATTTCCAGACATCCTCAGGGACTTCCTCGGCTTGGTCAATGGCGAAGAACCCGAGAGGGATGTTCTTTAAGTCGTTGAGGTCTTTGAAATCCCCATAGATGAGCTTCCCACCACCGTATTCCTTCTTGAGTTGGAGGAAGCCCTTCTGATCGTTATGCTGCGCCAGGTACTCCTTGGGGAGCATATCGTAGACGGACTGCATGGTGGAGGCGCGAAGGGCTTTTCCATCCAAGCGACCAAGGTATCCCAGGTTGTTGGGGATGAGTAGGAGGAGTATAACCTTTGCCACCAGCGAGGTGGTCTTCCCATTACCAAACCCACCACTGAACATCGTGAAGGGGTCGGTCGAGGTGAGGAAGGCTTCTTGGATGGGAAGTTTGTCCCACTGCCAAGCAGGACTTTCTCCCGCCTCTGCTAAAGCATTTGCAAGACTTCTGTCTCGTGAGGACACTTAAGCTTTATACCCTTCGCTATATTACAATTAGCGCATAGTATTTGAAAATCTGAGGAGAGGAACTTACCAGATATAATACCTAAATAGAGTGTGTCACCTGTAGGTTCTCCTCCACGTCTACGTCTTGCCCCATCACCATTAGGGTGGTCAATACAAAGAGCAGGAAGCCAGGTATAACCACAACACTTACAGATACCACCAAGAAACTTTATTGCTTGTTCTCGTAATTGCTTATTACGGTGCTTCTCATACCTTTGTATTCTAGCTCGTTGTGTAGGGCATCCCCTTACTACAATCCTATAACAAGAATCACAAAGCTTCCTTGCTACAGCTAACCTAGTTGGGTGGTTTTTACACTGAGACTTAATTCGCGGTGGTTCTAAAGGAAACGAGTTAAGCTCACCACTCTTACTAAATCTTTGATAGCACCTACCACATAGACTACGAGACTTAATTTCGTTCTTACTACATGAAACACAAATGCTCGCACTTCTATCGCGTGTGGCCATTACTCGCCAGCTGGACGTGTACGATCAAGATACTCTTGCCACTCTTTATGTGCCTGCTGCCTTCGCAGCATGTCTAATTCGTTATTCATAGCATTGGTAGGTGGGCCTTGAGGACCAAATCCAAACCTGCTCATCATAGCCTCGCTTGGCACTCCCCCTCCGCCACTGGTCATTTGGCTCTGTCGTATCAGGTCTCCTTGGAGTGCGAGACGACCACGGAGGGTGCGATCCATTGCCGCTTTCTGCATGTCACTCATCATGGAGTATTGGTTCTGGGCTTCCAGGTAGGGCAACGCGTTGGGTCCATGAATCCCTTGCGCCATGGCGTCAGCCATCTGGTTGTTGCCTTGGATGTTCTTGAGGTACACATTGCGGTCTACTGACTCAAAGCCACCCGGCACTTCTACCTTATGGTAGTTAGGGGTTGGGACACCCATCGCCTGACGAATATCTCGTAGGCTGGCCGCAAACCCACCTGAGTCTCGTCCCAGGTCTGGCACACGCCCAAACCTACCTGCTCGACCGAGCGTGCCTGCCATCCCGGTGGGGTCGAAGGTCTTGGGTTCATTCGCATTGGCCCAAGCACCTTGAGCTATGGGGCCGACTGCCTCACCGACTGTCAGGCCTGGTTCATGGAAGCCCCAGGGTCGTCGTTGCCCATGGATGGCGTTGGTCACTGTGGCGAGCGCTTCTTGCTGAGGATCTCGTAGGACTCCATACCCAGGTCGTTGCTGGGGTAGGATGAACTGGTACATCTCTTGGGGGGTGCGAGGGGCTTGTTGCATGGATTACTCCGTAGCTGTCGGTTTGTCGGGGTAGGTCACTTGCAGTACTGACCAAATGGGTGGCTCATACCAGGGATGGAAGGGGATCAACTGAGGTGGGATCGAGTAGGGTTGGCCGCAATGTTGGCAGCGACCACAACCAGGGCAGATGTTCGGTTGGGGGTAGACGTAGTATGAGCCACCGGTGGTGTTGTTGGGGTACATATTCTAGGTGATGGGTTTTGGGCAGACTTCGGCAGAAGGATATATATATAACCGAAGAGTTATATATATATACCCCTTTTTGGTTCTGTTTGTCAACGGGGTAAAAATATTTATTTTCGTCTTCTGAATAATATCAGCGGCTTACTTACATTAAAAATATGTCTCCTTTATCCCACACCTCATCCTACTTTAGAGCCTTATTCTATCTAACCTGTTGATTATTAAGACTCTTTTATATTTTTAGAAAATAATTCTGTTGAGTTGGCACTGTATGCCTGGGGACATGATTACACCCTGCCACCGGCCCCTAGAGAAACAAGGGTGCACCCCCTACCTAGGGGTAGACACCTAGATAATAGTACTTTAGGTAGTGCTAGCTAGGTATAAATAAACCCTTAGGTATAGCCCCCCGGCGCTTGAGGGTACATAGAGTATGCGACCTAGGTAGTTGTACCATCAGGTGCTTTACCTAGTGGTTCGTCGCTAGCTATCGCTAGCTCCTCATTTCCACCTAAGGGTTTACCCGCTAATACGTTATCAGTAAGCATAGGTCTGACCGGTTCAAGTATCCTTCTCGCGGTGTCAGACCCTAGACTACCGAATAGCTGGATGACTAGGTTTCCCCCTAGGGGTTGTACCTGAGAGGGAAATGCCTTATCGTACGCTATTCCAGCACTTAATACTAAGCGGTATAAGCTGTTGAAATCCTTTTTCCCGTAGGTCTGAGCGGCCTTCTGAGCACGATGCACTAACACTAAAGCTGTGTTTGCCCACTTATCGCGACCATTTTCTTGTTTCTTTCTGTGTGGTTGCGTGAATAATGGCCCCATAATGGTATCACTGTACGCCATACTCCCTAAGCCAGGATTACTAGGGGTTTTTACCGTAGGGTTTGTGGCTAGTGTATGGCCTGCTTCGGGGGGTTCTATCAGCTCATTTTCATCTAGTAATTGGTCTCTAAGGGTTTGTACCTGGATTGCAGGTTGCTTCGGCTTCCGTACCCGTAAGGGTTTACCCTCAGTCCTAGGGGTAGGATCATCTACGGGGATTCCACTAGGTAACTTTTTGCGTGGCATCAGGTCTACTCGCTCCTATCTAAGGGTTTTCCACTAGGGTCACCGGTCGCTAAGCTATGCAAGTTTCATGCTTGTGTGGTTTACGCCACAGTGTGCCGAAAATACCCCTCAAATGTATCATTTTGGAGACAGGCACGATTCTTGCCGTGGTAGGTGTTTCGGCGCAAGTTGTTGAATTCATTGAATTCACGATTTTGGCACCTGGATTGCAGCAACGCTGGCATCGGCGAGCAAACCAAGCGCAAGGGGGGTATCATGGCACAGGGTACAGTCCAGGTAGATGACACGGTAGCAGAGCCACTGAGAGTATTCGTCGCTATGCTCTCACACCTACCCGTAGAGGTACAGAGGGACGTACTGAATCAGGCTACTAGACAGGTGAGTAGAGCAGTAGAACAGAGTATAGCATAGGGCTGTACTCATAACACTAGGGGGGTTATCATGTCAGTGACAAAAGACAAGTGGGCCAGTATGTCGGCGGACGAGAGGAAAGCAGAGAGTAAACAGAGTCTTGAGCGGGCTATGGCCCTAGTGAAAACAGGAGCATTCCCAACGGGTATCAAGGTGCCTATCCTGGGAAAGGAGTACATTGCTAGACCGGTGAGAGTCACTGACAGTGGGGGGATTACCTACAGTATTCCCACTGGGCCTACGGTAGCGGGCAAGCGCAATGCCAGGTTCAACAAGTTCAGCTTCACGATCATGGGAGAAGGCGGAGTGAGTGCTGCTACGTTTGACGCCAGCGAAGAGAGCTTCGAGGTCTAGCTAGTCGCTAGGTTAGGGGTAGAGAAGTCTCTACCCCGTACTTAGACACTAGATGAAGGTCGCAAAACTCGCAGGTTTGCCCCTGGACGGGTGCAAAATGCGAGTTGAGGGGGTAGGCCAGGGCAAGCGGCAAAAGTTCAACCCAGGGCAAGCCAAGCGGTTTCGGGGGGTAATTCAACCGAGGGGGGCAACGTGGAAAACGGGGAATTGCACGAAACGGGCGACCGTTGGCAGCTAGACATGCTAATCCCTAACAGGGATAGACGGCTAGTAGGCCCACAAATACCACGTACTGACCTACTACAGACTAACACTAAGGTACAGATTACGACAACCAAGGTGGATAGTAGCCTAGCTCTTGATACCTCAGTCTGTAGTGTGAGAGAGACAGGGAATGAGGTACAAGGTAGACTGCGTAGGTTCTATCTAGGGGAAAAGCCTAGAGCTGATGATAGGTTTGACTTCTAACTAGAGAGGGGGTGAGGTTAATGGATACTGCTAAGTTAGATGAAGCGTACAGACTGTATAAAGAGGGTTTGATTACTGCCCTAGAATTGATATCTGAAGTGATCTTGTTTGACACTGAATTAGCTTTAGTAAATGACAAGCTAAAGCGAGGTTACTAGATAGATAACTCTAGTAGAGGGAACAGGGTTGAACAGGTAGGCTCATAGAATCCAGACCATATCTGGGTACTTGTTCTCTCTACTATAGTGATCTATTGATAAGGGGCTACCGATGACACTCAAAGACATTATAGCACAAGAACTCGGTGAAGACATAGCAGAAGTGTTTATGCTCAATCAGTTGTACCTGTCACCAGAGCGGCGGATTGCGGATAAACAGCGATCCTGTTTTGATATAAGGTATTTATTTGTGTGTACACTCCCACATCAGCATAGTGGACTTCATGCCGCCCATGGCCTCTCAGGGAACATCGTCTTTGAATGGCCACAGGAGTCACAGTCATGACATTAGAGGAGTATCTGGTACAGGTGTTACAAGGGGAGCTGATACCCCTTCCCCCATTAGTCTATAAGAGTACTCCACTAGAGGCTTTTGAGTACATGACTCAGTTTAACCCTCGATGTAATCATATTGGTATAGCGGGGCATCCCTGTACTCGACCTGTAGGACATTATGGTCCTCATATCTCACGAACAAAGACGGATCTTGTTCTTGCAAAATGGTAGAGTGACCTATGACACTAGAAGAATATGTGATAAAGGTGTTGACGGGAGAGCTAGTGCTTCCACCGGTCGTCCATGATAACAACATAACAGCTATACCATACCTGAGTACAGGTAATCGTCATTGTCCGAGTGTTAGTCCAAATGGGTATCGGTGTACACGATACACTACGCACCTAGGAGAACACATCTCTAGAACAGCGTCTTGGGAATTCCTCGATCAATGGTCACAAACATGACACTTGAACAATACATTACCAAAGTGATCCAAGGAAAGATCCTATATACACCACTTGAGTATAGTGTCACTAGCCCCATAGATACGAGTTGTAATACCGATGATATGGATTTTGAGTATAGCTGTGATGAAACATATCATGATGGGCATTACCGATGGGCTTGTACACGATCCAACGGGCATGAGGGCACTCATATTGCCCGGCAGAGTGATGGGACGTATTGTGCACACTGGGAGTAACTATGACACTCCAAGACTATCTCACACAGATCATTGAAGGACATCTTGTACCACCACTAGGGCTTGTTTATATACAAGAAGAGGTCATTGAAGCTATTAAGCATGAACGTGATAAAAGCAATATGGAACCTCGTAGAGATCATCGTTGTTCACAGGATAGCCGCGATGGTTGGTACTGTACACTCACTCGTGGTCACATTGGTCGGCATGTAGCACGAAATAGTTATGGTGATTATTGCGATGATTGGGACTAACGATGACCTTAGAACAATACATCATCAAAGTCATGCATGGAGAGATTGTGATTCCTCCCCCACCTCCAGTGATTGATACCATCAATCGAGGGATTGATCGGTCAGATATGGCTATACATGAGCGGGACTACTGTATTGGTCCATGTGACAGGTACAGTCGTGGATATATCTGTACTCGTCCTAAAGGCCATGAAGGCCCGCATGTCGCACGACTCTCAGGTGGAACCTATTGTCATCACTGGGACTAATATGACCTTAGAACAATACATCAGTAAAGTCTTCCATGGCGAGATCACACTTATCGTCAAACCACCAGATGCACCAATTCCAATCAGTCATGGCATTGATCCAGATAATATGGAACCTGTACAACAAAATCGTTGCCTGGCTTGCCATAACGGATGGGTCTGTACACTCTCAAAAGGCCACGAGGGTCGGCATGTAGCTCGTCAACCTCATGGACTATATTGTGATGACTGGGAGCAAGTATGACCTTAGAAGACTACATCCAACGAGTCTGGTCTGGACAGATTGTGGTTACACCCACACACTATCCAGTCGAAAGACCATTTGAGAGGGGCTGTGGTGCTGAAAAAGAAGGCTGGCGATGTACTTTACCACTAGGACATGAAAACCAACATGAAGCCTATGGTGGAGGAGCTGAGCCATATTATGTTTGGCCTAATGAATAAAGGAGGTGTGCCATGTGCCCACGATGCTATACTTTAGTAGGAACAGCTAACTTATTGTAGTAAATAAGATAATTAATTAGAGCTGTAGCTATATTAATATCTTCATAAATATACCCTATAGCTCTATTACAATTACCACATAATAACCCTCTTATTTGCCCTGTAGTATGATTATGGTCAACATTTAATGTACGAGTTTGTTGTTTATAGCACACGGCGCAAACAAACTTTTGCAGTTCTAATAACGTGTTGAATTGTTCTAATGTTATTCCATATTTCTTTAATCTTTGTGCTCGTTTTATATGTGGGTTAGCCATACGCCATGCTTTCGCGTAAGCTAGCCGTTTTTCTTTGTTCTTTTCGTAATATCGTTTACATGACTCTAAAAATGGTTTAGGGTTAGCTGCATATTCTGCTTTAGCTTTAGCCCTAATACTTTCTTTGTTCTTTTGGTAAAAGGTTTTATTATGTTGCTTCGTATTTTTATGGGACATATTATTTTCTCGTATTATAAATTATTCACTGATTATATATTACTATAACAGGAGGTAATATGAATGTCAACTGTAATCGATGCAACGGGTATCTCACCAGGGATAAAGGATTCGAGTTCGCCACTCAATCCCATCCCGCCTATCACTGTATCAACTGTGGAGCGTACTATGATCTGTGTATCATGAAGAACCAACGCCTCACACAAGACGAAAGGAGTCACCTTGTTACCAAGACGCGAGTCCATCATGCTCCTGTGGGAGACGATACTTATGCTCTGCTTGTTACTCACAGTCTATTTTTGGATCATGGTATGGTATCTAGCTGGCTTTGAGTAATCACGACAGGACTCATGAGATCGCTCGTGGGTCTTACTCGTTGTTATTCACAAAGGAGGTCTTCCATGAAGCTCAGTGAAGCAATCCTATTAGGCTCAATGCTCAAACCCCAACACTATGGGTTTGGGAAGGAAGGTACATCGTGTGCCTTAGAGGCCGCAGCAGAAGCGATTAATGAAGAACACTGGTCATTAGTCTATAAGACCTGGCCATGGGTACAGACACTAAGTCGATGCCCGATACCTCAGTGTGATAGTCTTTGTTATGGTTGGTATAATCGCAGTTACCGCGATATCATCTATCACCTGAATGACAAACATCAGCTCAGTCGTGAAGCCATTGCGTTATGGGTTACATCAGTAGAGCCTCATGAACCTGAATCACCTTCTCCTACTATGCACAACGTAGTAGCAGAAGGGCAAGAGGCACAGGCCAGCAGGCGTTAACCCCCCATGCCTGACCCTTGCAGGGTATCCACGAGAGATCCTCGTGGGTATCCTAGAATGGTAACAGGAGGCACATATGATCTATGTCATTGTCTATCAAATAAGTGAAAATGAGGGAGCAGCGAAAGTAATTGGATATACAGAAGATCTTGATGCTGCACAACGCTTTTGTAGGACACTCCAAGAACATAGCTATGGTCAATATACTGTACATGAAGCTGAGCTTATATAAAGGAGGAACCTATGACGACAAACTAATGCTGTGCCTGTGCCGTCGGTGTCAACCCTGTGCCATCATCTAACCTGGAGGTATTCACATGACCTTAGAGGAATTCATCAAGCAGACCTTGTGCAAGAGTGGTGTGCAGTCCGTGGCGGGAGTGGAGTTGACCTTTGGAGATGGGCGTAAGCTCACCATCCATAGTGATGACCACCCGGCATTGAAGCAGATCGTCACTGATAAGCCATCAGTGAAGGCTGTGCAGTCTGCTGAAGGCGGTCTGCGTTAAAGAGTGTAGGGGGTAGGCAGAGGTCTACCCCCTATTCTTTCTCTCATTGTCAATTGTGGGAGTGGGAGAAGGAATATCTTTAACCGAAAGGATTTATGATGGATGTGGCATTGACCCCGACGTATTCAGCCGCAGTCAAAGACGAAACCTCCAAGTGGTTACTCGCCTTGTTAAGACGAGCGAACTTGGATGGTGCAAGTAAGCCAGGATCACTCACAGGGCATGTGTACATCAACAATGCCCCTAAGCTCTATCTCGCTGGTCGCTGGCAAATGGATGAATCGTACATCCATCTCGCAGGGAGCACATCAGACCAGACTATCTCAAGCTTCTCGCGCTTAGCTATCCTCGCAGCAATTGCGAAGTCTACTGGCGTGATGGAAGGCCCATTGGTAGAGCGATTTTCAGTGCGACTGGCTGAGGAAATACGTAAGCAGACTCAACAGGTGTATGGACTTATTGTCTCAGCCACACAAACACCCCAACGGATGGCGATTGACCCCGTAGGGTGTCAGGTGGCCACAGAAATCAATGGACGTTGGACACTCCAGAGTGGAGCCACCGTGGAGGTAGGAGAATCATGGATCATTATGAATTTCTAGCTCTCACGCGTCACGCCAGTCAAGAGATGCTCAAGTCGAGTCGTGCACGAGTCGAGAGTACTGCATGGGGGTTAGTGGGACAACCGTTGTTCTATCCTGAGTCACGGTGTCCATTTTGTAAGACTGTGGTACGCTCACCATATGTGTGGATAATACAAGAGATGACTGATCGTGCTATACCACGGTTACTCGGTGCATTCCTTCCTCAAGCTGATGGACGGGTGACAGTCGTACAACCCAGTCATCCACATGACACTGGTGGAGGGTATTTGTGCCGTGGTCAACATGACACCGTATGGGGGTTACTCGCGAGTGCTCCGAACCTGAATGACTGTCCTATGGGACAGTTTCGAGTACCACTATGGCTCAAACGGTACTGGAATCACCCGAACTGTGCCGAAGCGATCACGTATATGCAAGCACATGAAGTGGGTAAAACATTTATCACGGAGTATCTATCATGATTCATGTTGTAGGACTAGGTGGAGTAGGATTCTGGTTGACGGTAGGCCTGACACGTCTCATGCCACCTGACCAGATACAATGTTGGGATGACGATACGCTAGCAGGTGGATTAGGTGCGTCACGCTTACCATGGGGGCCAGCCTCAACCAAGAAGGTCGAGTTACTGACTGGCTATCTGAGCATGGTCTTTGGTGATCGTATTCTCCCACAGGTGGTGGATAGAAAGTTTAGTGGCGTTAACGGTGTCACTGAAGGCGATACCATCATCGACTGTACTGATATGCCCATTACCGCCCGTAAGCGTATGTGGGGAGTGAGTAAAGGGAAAGGGGCGAAGTTGATACGTGTGAGCTATGATGGACAGGGATCAACAGTACTGGTATCGACAGGCTTACCGTTATTAGCTACCACTACTGGTGGGTATGCTGCGGTTCCCTCATTAGCACTCTCACTGGCCGCTGGAGGTATAGGCGCTGAAGTCGTCAAGCGCTATCTCGATACCCACCAAGACCACTTCACCTTTACATTCTCTGTAGAAGGAGCCTTACAATGAGTATCTTGGATGCGCCAGTCCTACTGCTCACAATTCTCATTGGTGTGACCTGTGTGATTGGGATATTAATTTACTTCTTTGAATAACGAAAGGATGGTCTTATGCTGACGATACCTGTGATTGAGTCCTGTCCCCATACTGTGACAGGACGAGGGAAATTGACGATTGCCCATACAATCCTCGCCACCTTCGCTGGTGCGGTGTATGAGCGAGAGGAGTGGATGGCCTTACTTCTAGGTACACGCGATGAAAGTGGATTGAATATCAATGTGACAGGTATACGAGTTCCACTTCAACAACGTAGTGTCGGGAACTGTAAGCTGGTGAAGGAAGAAGAACTCACTCCAGACATTGTGGGTGTCGTACATTCTCACCATAGCATGGGTGCATTCTTTAGTGTGACAGACCATGATACCTTGAATCCACGGTTCCCAATGTCTATTGTCGTGGCACAACCGAAGGTGAATGAGTCTCAGGTGGAGCGGTTGTTAGGGTTTACATACAAAGCCGAAGGTCGGGTCGTGTTACCCTGTGGTAGTATAGGCATTGTGTCATTCACTGTCCTACCTGATCCTGTACTTGAAGCCTGGCCTGAGACAGTGACAGGAGCATTCCGTATACCTCACCTCAATACAGCACTTGATGAATGCCCACACACTACCCGTACACGAGTTCAGTTGATGGATACCTGCACTACTACCTGTGGTATTGTCAGGACTGAACCAGCTGACACCCTATTTGGTCGAGAGAGTACAGAGTTTGTAAAGGAAGTGGAGAAGATGACTAAAGGGTATAACTTCCAGAAGGGTGATTACTGGGATCGTTCTACTAACTGGGTTAACCGTATCCCTGACAATCCGTATCAGTCTCTTGTGGTAGTAGACAATCGTCAACATGGTAAAAAAAAGGACAAGTCTCTACGTACATTAACACGCGAGGAGGGGTACTTCTATCGCGGATGGGGGGAATATGGCGACGACTAACACGAAGGTCATAGTCAAGCGGTCTAAGTGGTATCGGGGTAAAGGAGCAGATAATTCCTTTTTACTCCTTCGAGGTGGAAAGATGTGTTGTATTGGATTCCTTGCGCGATCCTTTGGGTGTACACGGAAAGACATATTGTTGAAGGATGTGTTAGAATATGTCCCTTCTCAAGAAGCCTATGCGTTGATGCATGAACGTACGTTAGCGAAGTGTTATGATATCAATGATGATGACACCATTACTGAAGCCAAGCGAGAGAAAGCCTTGAAGTCTTTAGGCAAAGCTATGGGTGTGCAATTCACCTTCACAGACTAGGAGGAGCAGATGAAACTCAGTGAAGCCATACTATTAGGGAGTATCGGGAGTGAACAAGGGTTTGGGTGTGGCAGTATATATAAAGGTAGCCTCAAGAAATGTGCATTAGGAGCAGCCTTATTAGGAATTGGAAAGGAACAGGAAGAGGGTATACAAGCCTATAACACAATCATTGAGGTATGGCCATGGACCAGAGTAAGTATCCTTGCACCCGTCCATATGCCTCAACGTGAAGTATGGGGGGACTTTCCCAGTAAGGCTGAAACTATGTATGCTCTGATCTGGATGCTGAATGACTACGCCAAATGGACCCGACCACAGATCGCTGCTTGGGTTGCCACACTTGAAGCTCAGTATGATCCGACACCAGAGGAGGTATGCCCATGTCCCTCGATGACGACCTTACCCGCACCAAGCATACCATTGGTAGACTCCGTGCTCGCAGGCCAGATAACCTAGAAGATTACTTTCATGATGCCATCTGTCGAGCACTGACACGGAAGATTCCATTAACTGACCAGGGGTATCTATATAAGTCTGTCTATAACCGTATCGCGTGTGGTCGGGAGGAGCGAGACTATGTACTATTGGATGAGGGACTAGTGGAAGATACTCATTCTCTAGACCGTCATCTCAAGCTGGATGTTCAACAAGCCTTAAAAACATTGCGACCTGTGCAGTACCTCTACATCTATGAGTTCTTCTATGAGGGCTATACCTGTCGAGAGATTGCACGACGACATTATGTGACGTTTCAAGCAGTCAACCAGGCCATTCAACGTGCTTTACAAGCCATGAAAAGGATACTTCAACATGAAACCGAGACTGAAATTTGATGGGTCGGTATTAGTACTCACTAAAGGAACAGTGTTTCCACGTACCAAGAAAGCTGCTATGCGTATGAGTATTGAGAAGTGGGAGGTAGTTGTACAAGGTCACAAAGATGGTATTCAACCTATTTATAGTTCAGGTTCAGACACCTGTGCATTATGTGATTTATATATAGAAGAACATTGCTCCAAATGCCCTATTAAAAAGTATAGTAAAGGTGATCTATATTGCAATAGTACTCCCTTTGAGGTCTATTGTATGCACCCGTCATTAGCCCATGCTAAAGAGGAACTCGCCTTCCTCCGCATGGTCCAGAAGAAAGAGGGGTTACTGTGAAATACTATAAAGAGTATACCCCATTACAATACTTGCTTCTCCAACGTGAACTCTCTCATGCCCATGCTGCGCTACGTAGGAAGAACCTCCAGCTCAAGCACTTGAGAGCCACGTTAGAACTCCATAAGGAATATGCTAAGCTACACTCGCCAAAGCCCACACGGTAATCGCTCCATCTGGTGGACGCGTGGTGAGTCAAACCGTGAGACCGTATGCAACTTACTCTGATGTATCAACCATGTGGCATCAGCTTTGCCAGTCATATAGCTGCTCCCGCGTGAACTATTGATAACCTCTATCGCCTTCTCACTATCGAACTTACGGGTATGGTGCAGAATGACTAGCGTATACCCATGGAAGATCTGCATGATGGCATCACCTACCTGCTTCATTTGTGTGCTGTCTTGTTCATCACAACTATGAATCTCTCGTAGTACGTCAATGATAACTACGTCAGGTGTTGCAGTGGCTAAGCTCTCGCGTAAAAAGTTCTGACTCTCTTGTGTGAGGATGTTCATGGACCGAGGGTTATCGCTGGGGTGTGTGAGGTACATGGGGCCGCCCATATTGACACCGGCTTTTTGTATAGAGATAATACGATCACGCCAGACGAGTTCACTCGGATCAAATTGTAAATATAGTACGCGTGAGGGTTTACATTTCTTGTGCATAAAGGTGCCCCCTTGGGCTAGTGATAACCCAAGCTGGAAGGCCAAGAAGGATTTCCCGGCAAAGGGTTCACCTAATAGGAGGACCATACCAGGTTTGGGTAGAATATCAGGGATCAACCAGTTAAGGCTTGGTCGTTCCAACGCAATGTAGTCAACCAACGGGACCGTACGAACCATACGCTACCACCTTTCATAAGAGGATCACTATGGGACTGGACATGTACTTGACAGCGCATCACTACCTCCCGCAGACAGATGTAAAAGTATTAAATACCATTAAGAAGTTGTGCCCTGCTATGCCAGGCACACCCAGTGCAGTAGTCTTTGATGTGTGCTATTGGCGTAAAGCCAATGCGATTCATCAGTGGTTTGTTGACCATATTCAAGGTGGTGAGGATGATTGTAAGGACTACCCTGTGTCCATTAGTACACTCCGTACCTTAGTGGATGTCTGCGAGCAGGTGAGAGGGGACGGGGCTCTAGCCCCGTCCCTCCTACCCACATACGCGGGTTTCTTCTTTGGGAGTCTTGAGTATGGAGAACACTATGAGGCTTACCTGGATCACACGATAACCACACTAAAGCCATTGTTAACATTGAAGAATCCTCCATGGTTGACGTATCGGTCGAGTTGGTAAATGAAATTTACAGACCTCGGCATTTGTTGTTTGTCACACAAATAACCCATTTTTGCCCGGTTTTGTCAACGGGGTCGCGAGAAATATTTATTTTTCGAGGGCGTTGACATTTTGCCCGGTTTCGGGGTACCTAATGTTGGCAAATTTTGGAGGGCGCGACATGGCGTTAGAGTTACTACTTATTCTACTGAGTATGGTAGGTGTGCTCTTTGCGGTGATGAGTGTGGCGAGTGACTGGCGGTGGGTGGTCCTAGCATTTACCGTGTGTGTGTTCTTTTTCACACTAGAAAGGTTGTAATGGAACTACCAATCTATAGCCCTACACGGACTGATACCTGGGACCGGTGTGCGTTACTCAGTTACCTAGAGAATGACCAGCGCTGGGTACCGAAGCAGGCCAGTAAGAAGCTCATTGGAGGTGCTGCGGGGACTGCCTTCCATCTGGCAGCCTCAGTACTACATAAAGGGGGTACCGTACAAGAGGCCATCGACCTGGGTGTGGCTGAGTTTCATGCGGATTTATGTCATTATGCCGCACACGGGGTGACCTTTGAAGCCTCCATCGAGGAGATTGTGAATGCCTCTGGAATCGTCGCTACACTGCCTAAATATGCCACGGCTGACCCCTTCAAGGGCTGGACGATCCAGGACATTGAGCAACGTCTGCCTGACCATGGCCGGTGTATTGTAGATTTGGGTGGTCTCGATAGTGATAACCAGTTGGCGGTGGCTGATGTCAAGTACAAGCAGAACCTCGATGTACGGTATGAACAGAGTACGATCGATGAGTATCTGACCAGCTGGCAGTTCTTGCACTACCCCTGGGCGTATGGGGGGTACAAGGGACAACCGTGTTATCGCATGTACCTGTGCTTGGTGGTGAACAAACCCAAGTTTAGTGTCAGATTAATACAACACGAGGTCCATCCAGATACCCAGCAGATGTGGTTGGTTAGTGCTCAGGCCAAGTGGAAGAGGATGGTTGACTTAGAGGCACAGTTGGAAATGAGTACGAGGCACAAGGATATGTTTGGTTTATGTAGCTTCTATGACGCCTGCTTTACATTCCACTTGGATGAAGGACTGATGCGACAGAAGTATGTGCAGGTACCTGATAGGCGAAAGGTAGTAGTACCCTGATGACCAAGAAGGACTTCATTGCATTGGCTGACGCGATACGTAAGTCTAATAAAGACGATAATATTACGGCACTTATGCGGCCTCTATTTACTTGGGGCCACCTCGAAATACTTGCTGACTTCTGTAAGAGACAAAACCGTAGGTTTGATCGTAAAAAGTGGATTGGGTATATAGAAGGTCTTAATGGTCCTAATGGAGGGAAAGTGAAATGATATGGTTATGTATGGAGGATGTGACACAACAATATCAATGTTAGAGGAGGTGAATACTTTGCGTAAGAAGTTCAACTTAGATACCCAAGAATTAGATGGTTATACCTTACTAGTTCATGGTGGAAGGGGTTCTGGTAAAACCTATTTAGCTGGAGACTTCCTCAAGACAGAATCCAAGGTAGGCCCAGTACGATTCATCAATGTAGTCGGTGAGGATGGTGCATTAACGCTACGCGGGATGGGACTGGGTGAAGTAGGTGAGGACATCGACTCACTCAAAGACTTCACTGATGCCCTCAAGGACTACCAAGCCGCCAAGGTCCATGCTATTGCGGTGGACTCCATCCATGCCCTCTCACGCTGGATCATGCAGAAGGTGACGGGAAGTGATAGACTACCAGAGATCAAGACTGGTACCAACGAATGGGGTGATTTTCACCAACAGTCCTACAATACCTACATGACCCTACGACGAGCAGCCAAGATGATTATGTGTACGTGCCCCAGTGATAAGAGTGTAGAGCAGTTGTCAGGGAAGACCTTCGTGACACCAGACCTGCCAGGTCGTCAAGCGGCTGGGTCAGCCGGGTGGTTTGACTTTGTGGCGTACATCGAAGCTACCAATGGAGCAGGAGGCGTCACACGTACACTGTCCATGACACCAAACAATACTGTGATTGTGAAGCAACGACTCCCGAAGCAAATCATCGATGCTATTAAGTTACCAACGGGACCAGGGGGATGGCAGGTTGTCAAGGACGCGATCGAGAAAGGGTGGAAATAACATGGCGCTCCTGCATCAACGTATCACGACAGATATGGAATGTAAGGACATCACTATCTACGCAGTGAATGAAGAGGACTACCGGATTGCGATTCACTTTCCCACTGAAGAGGAGGACTATGAAATAACCGAGATCTTGTTTACGGCTGATGAGATTAAGTATGCGTATGATTTGTTGTTTAATCGATAACCTATCACCGAAGGAGTAGTACATTATGCCTAGTCCAGTAGTCTTTGATGTCGAGTCGTACTTTGATGAATTTGCCAGTAGCAGCGCGATGGCGGAAGCCAGCAGGTTTAAGACTATCCCCACTGGTAGCTACACCGCACAGGTGAGTAAGCGAGAAGGCCGGTACTTTGAGGAGAAGGATAGCAAGAACGGGGGTAAGTACTGGTCAGCGGTGTTCAGTGATAGTGCAGAGGTCAACCCTAGTTGGAGGAAGGGTGTACAGGTGACCGCTGATGTGAGTAATGCTGAGGGGAAGAAGCTCAGTACCATTCGTATTGAGGCCAGCTGGGAAGATCGACGAGATGCAAAGGGTCGGCTGGATCAGTTGTTTACCCGGTGGGATCAGCTCACGAGAGCGATGTTTCCTGGGTTGAAGTCTAAGGATGGTGAACAGAAGTCTACGGGTGAGGTGCTAACCGCGTTGTCACAGTATCCGATCAAGGTGTATGTGACGGAGAGCTTCAAGGTGCCTGCCATTGATGGGTCTACCAAGTGGAAGACCGCTGAGAATGAGGAGGTAGCCAAGGAGTATCGGGCAGCGGGGTACGAGGTAAGGAACTTTGTGCAGAGTGTTGGGAAGGTATAAACACAGGGGTTGAGGGATGATCCCGAACTAGATTTCGGGATCAAAATGGAATGGCCTCCCTGTAAAGATAGAGGCGGGGTAAGTATGCTATCGCGCAGGGTAAATACTTACCGATCAAATAGGTAACCTCATAAGGAAGTTGTATGACTGTTCAATCCTTCTCTAGCCGGGGCTCCGTAGAGGAGGAGTTGGTCATACTACCGGGAGCCCCACTAATACTACGTCAGTAGTCTATTACGGGGAAGGGGACGCATCAGAATGCTCCCTCCCCGATACCAATGGAATAGCATAAGAACTCTATGGTACCAAAACCTAACAGCTGTATAGATTGTCCACTCTATAGTGATGGCCAAGGCTTTGTGCCAGATGAGCTAATACCTGGAGCCACCACCCTGGTCCTCGGCCAAGCTCCTGGTTCTACTGAGGAACGTACTGGCAAACCCTTTGTGGGTGCGACTGGAGAACTCCAGACCACGCACTTCTTCCCTCTCGCTGGGCTAGAGCGTGGTGTCAACGTATCAATCGCGAATGTTCTCAAGTGCCGGTGGGTGGACGGTGGGAAGAAGACCGATAAGCTTCCTCCTGAGCCTCTACTGGCTCAGGCCGTCGCACACTGTACCACCCACCACTTGCGTGTACCAGCAGGTGTACGTATGGTCATTGCTGAGGGGGTGCTAGCAGCCAGTTGGTGTATGGCTCAACCCATCAAGCTGTACCAGTGGCGGGGACATGTGCTACACCCAACCAGACGAGGCTTACCCCCTGTGTACTGTGTAGAACATCTCGCCAGTGTGCTGAGAGATCCAAAGATGTGGTGGGTCGCAGAGTTGGACTGGAGAAAGGCCCAGCGTACCGCACAGAACTGGCCTCAAGTAATCCCCCCAAGGGTGATAGCCAGGGCAGATAATTGGGAGCTAGTGTCACGGTGGTATGCAGGTTCTACAGCTTCCAAGGGGGTCGTCGCGATAGACACCGAGTTTGTTGGCCGACCCTTTGGAGCAGCCCAGCCTCTACTGACCATGATTGGAATGGCGTACACTGATCGTGAAGGTCAGGTCCAGGGTATCCAACTGGACTGCCGTAGTGCAGAACCGTGGATGAAAGCCAGCTTTTACCAGCACTTACGTGAGCTGGTGACCAAGGTACCGGTGTTGTTCCAGAACTTCGCGGCTGATATGCCCATCCTCAAACGGTGTGCGGGGGTACCCTATGAGTCATACCTTCAGGTAGAGGACCAGATGCTGGCCCATGCAGTGTTGTACTGTGAACTCCCTCATGATCTAGAGTTCCTGACGAGTATCTATGGTGGATACTATAAGATCAAACACTTAGGAGACTATGATATCCCTGAGACTGAGAAGTGGGCGAGCTTGATTGCACTGCAACACCAGGGACAGCTCGCGTACGTCGAGGGTGACACCCCAGACCTCCTCTACAACTGGGGCGATGTCATTGAACCCCTGAAGATCTGGTCTGCCCTCACCCAGGCCTTCAAGATGGACCAGCTGGCGTATCAGGTGTACCGTACACAGTCTATTGCGCTCATACCTACGCTACTCAAGAGTATGGAACGTGGACTGAAGGTGAATAAGTCTCGTGTCGTGGCTGCCAAGGACCAGTACACCGCACGTGTCTCGACCGCACAGGTCTTAGCTGAATCCTACTATGGTAAGCCTATCAACCTAGGTAGCGATGACCAGGTGGCCTACTACTGCTATCAAGAACGTGGCTACCCAGTGCAGCACCATCGCAAGTCCAAGAATCCTACAGTAGATGAAGACGCCATCGCTAACCTGAGAGACCATGTAGGACCTGATGTGGATACCCAGGTAGACTTGACGTTACCTCTGGCACTCCTGCGTATTGACCAAGGGGCTGATCCCATATTGGAAGCACGAGTACTCTATCAAGAAGCCCAACATATTCTCGATAGCTATATCTATGGGTTGGTCTCTAGTGTCTATACTGAGCACGAGGAGTCCAAGAAGAAAGCGGCTCGCACCAAGGTCAAGCGCGAAGGGTTTACCGAAGCTGATGTGGTCGATCGGGTGTATGCGAACTTTGCGATCCACACTCAGAAGAATGCCCGGTGGTCTACCACCAACCCACCACTGGCACAACTCCCAGGAGACTTAAGAGATATTGTTGTACCTGACGATGGTGAGTGCTGGTTGCACTGGGACTGGAAAGGGATGGAAGTCCACTTCCTGGAAGCCCATAGTGGATCACGGTTGCTCAAGCAAGTCCACGACGAAGGCATCGACCTGCACACCTGGACCATGTGTAAGATGTTTGGGTACCAGTTGCCACCGAACTTGAAGAACCCCTTTGGTGATCCGGTGAACCATGAATGGCGAGACCGCTATGGCTTACAATCTAGCGGTGATCCTCGGCGGGTGTTTAGTAAGTCATCTCGATTTGAGATGGCGTATGGAGGCACAGGCAGTAACGCCGCAGCGAAGGCCATACGTATGGGGTTGAATAAAGCGGAGGTCCAGCGTGCGTTGAGTAACCTACTCACTGCTGATGGGGACTACTATCGTTGGCGACAACAGATTGAACGAGAGATCAAGACATCACGGACATTACGCACGTTTACTGGGAGACCTCGTAGGTTCCTTACGGTATCGAAGGAACATGGCACCGCAGTCCCAGCAAAGGTCGTACGTGAGGCACTCGATTATAAGATGCAGGCCGGTGTTTCGGACGTAGCCAACTTGACCATCATCGAAATAGGTCTCAAGTATCCACAGTTGTTAATGGCCTGGACGGTACATGATGCACAGTACTATCACTGTCCAATCGCGCTGGCCACACCAGAGTTGATCGACGGGGTGAAAGCTATCGCAACAAAACCTTATACCATTGAGGGGCGAGTCAAGGCGTTCCCAATAGACTTTGATATCGTGTATCCACCAGGGGAGGTTAGAGTATGACACGCTACGTGCAACACAAGTCAGGGCAGGGGGAGACGTGGCAGGTGCATACGGAGCAGATCGCCACATGGGGTATTAAATACAAGCCAGACTGGCTCTACTTACCCAAGATTGAGTATGTCGAGGTGCCTGCACCAGAGGTGTGGAGAGATGTAACCTCACAGTGTGGACTAATACACCATTTAGAGGTAATGGGCAAGCGCGATGTATGTTCAGTACGCAATGGCTACCGCCTACGGAAGGTGTGTGACTGTGATCCTATGCCGCCTGTCGCCTTCGTGGTAGAACGAAAGGAGACATCATGAGCTGGCATTACCAGGTACGTAAGCGTAATGACAAGGATAATATCTACTATGACATCGTGGAGATGTACGAGAATCCTATCGGGTGGACAAAGAATAGTATGTCACCCTGTGGTGAGACATACGAGGAGATCATCCGAGATCTTCAATATATGCTAGATGATGCGAGACAATACCCAGTCTTTGAGGAACCTACATGAATACAACAACATTTACATCACTCGTTCGGTACGCCTTACTTGCGCTCCTCTTCATGGCGGTCGGTGCATGTGCAGCCCTACTGTTAGGGAGTGTGGCTGTCTGCTTAGGGAGGATGTGATGACAACAAAGAAGCCAGATCGGTTTGCGCGGGTAGTTAAAAAAGAATTCGATCACCGAGCTGAGACGACTCATTTCCACCCACGAGACATAGCTGTTACACTCTTACGTCGAGAGCATCGCGCCGTGGTCAGGTTGATACATCAGCTACGGTTACGAGCCAGGAAAGCCGCATTCGACATGGTGCTAGCGAACAAGTGCCCTGAGTGGCACGACGCGAAGATTGAAGTGCTGGATGATCTGCTTGCTGCACTGGCACGGAGGGCACGATGAGCGAATCGCTAAAGAAGTATCTAGTTGACCAGCGCAGGCTAATGTTGCCAGTTGAGGATGGCGTTACATTGCGAGTTGATCCAACTGACACATTTGTCTACTCCGCGACCGACGTAGACGCCCTCCTGCGGCAACGGGAGGAGGAGTTACAGCAACAATGCCGCCAGGTTGGCTACGAATCCGTTGCATTACTTGCCGATGCGTTCTGTGAGGTGATGAATCAACGAACCGACCTTCGCGACCAGCTCGCGGCGATGACGGCGGAGCGGGATGAGGCACTCAAGAAAGCTCGCTGGAAGCATACCCACGATGACAGCCTTGAGCTTGAATTGGAAAAGCAGCTTACCACCGCAGTAGCGCGGATCACGCAACTGGAGGGATGGCTACAGTTTATCAAGCGAGACGATAGTGACGCTGGAACGTGGGAAAGCGCCGATGAATCCTGTGTAGACTTTTACCGTAATTGCGATATGGCGCTTGAAGGTAAACCTATCCCCACCGAAAGGCCGCCAGCATGACGGACGAACAGGCCGCAGCCGCACAAGAATTAATAACAAAGCTACTACGCAACATGGAAGGGCGTAGAGGCTTCCGACGCGATGGTATCGACTCTGAAACAAAGGCTGAATGGGATGCCGAATGGCTACAAATTGCTGCTACGGCCCTCGCCGCCCGCGAGCGTGCGGTGTGGCTGGAGGCGGCGGGCATGGTGGACTGCGTGGAATTACTCGACCCGTCAGGGCTCACGAAGAAAGAGCAACTACGGATCTATGACATCATTAACAAGATTGCAGAGATGTGTCGCCAGCAGGCCGAGGCGGTGAAGCCATGAAATGGACCAGCGAGAAGCCGACCGTGCCGGGGTGGTACTGGTGGTACGGTGGAGAAGACACTGAGAAGTGCATTTGGTATGTCGAGCAGGAAGATATTGATCGTGGCTATTTACATGGACAGATATGGGCAGGTCCAATTCAAGCGCCAGAGGAGATCCCATGACCCTCGCAGGCTATCGGCGCAGCGGGCAGCGCAAGCGGTCGAACCTACAGACGGTGAAGCACGCGGTCAAGAAGCTCTTACCCCCTGTCCCTACGCTCACGATGCAGCAGCTCAGGCAGGCGGGGCAGGAGCAGGCAAAGGAGAAGTCGTGAATGTATCATTGCAATGGTTACTTGAGGAATGTCCACGGCCAGATAGATACGGGAAGAACAGTGTCACGGGTCATAGCTGTTTCTATTATGTGCATATTCTGACTGACTGGGGACTGGTCTGCCACGAATTTGGACCAATCGTGAAGAAGTTTCCAATGAGTCCACGGCAATATCTCTTTAATAAGTCCAAGGCCAAGCCATGAGCCCATTCTTCGTCGGCTTACTCCTGGGCCTCAGCGTGCTGCTACTTTTACTGGGGTTGGTCGAATGGTGGTTGAAGGTAGAAGGAGAATAGTCTGTATGAATAACTCTATAGTTATGGTTCTATCATTCGCGGTCGCGGTCATTGCCTCACTGGCCTTTGCCTACACGATTGGTTGGTGGCTCGTCTGGTTGCTCCTCTTCCTTTGGAGTGCTCTCTTTACTTATAGTGCGAGAGAGGTACTCCGGGATGAGGAAACAAAGAAATGGAAAGCTAGTCACCCTCCGTCGCAGGACGACAAGGCTCGTTAAGTATTGTGCAATGTCAAGGTGCAAGGTTCATATACTCGTTCACCATCAACCACTCACGAAAGGATTCACCTATGACCTACATTAGTGATAAACCCACCTGGGAGATGCAGCGAGAGATTGACATGCTCACCGCTGAACTCTCCTACTACAAAGGAAGGACGATGAATCACACGACTCCACGTCTGACCTGGCAAGAGTTCATAGAGCAAATGGCAGAACAAGGTGTGCTCTTGAGTACCGAACCTGACTTTGACTACCAACCAGTTATTCGTACAGAGTCAGGCGATCACGGGATTGCGGCGTGCCACCGTGAACAGGGACGGTTGGTCATAGATTTAGGTCAACCCATATAGGTGTGACAATGGATATAAAAGAAGCTGCGTGGAATCTCCTCGATGCTATGCAACAAGCATACTATGCACGAGGACTTGAGGAGCGTCAATGGACGCAACAGGATGTGACGAAAGCCGAGAACACACTACGAAAGGTGTTATCTGCACTAGAGGAGGAACCCAGTGAAACCCAGTGACTACATTCGCCGAGGGTGGTGTCAGAATGCCTCAGCACAAGATGACCAGGGGAGGCTCTGTGATGCCACCTCTTCCTTAGCGCAACAATGGTGTCTTGTAGGAAGTGTACGTGCGGCGTATCCTGAGGATGCTGTACGTAGAAATAAAGTATTTGATAAACTCTTCTGCCAAGCAAAAACATATGGGCTCTCATCCTGGAACGATAACCCTGACCGCACACAGCAGGAAGTCCTCGCAGTCCTTGAAGCGATAGGAGAATAAGCCGACCATGCAAACACTCTTCGTGGATATTGAGACCTCGCCGAACACGGCGCATGTCTGGAGCCTTTGGAAGCAGACGGTCTCGCTGTCACAGCTCATGGAGTCCAGCTACACGATGTGCTGGGCTGCGAAGTGGGCGGATAGTGAGCAGGTGTTCTTTGATAGTGTGTACCAGTCCTCTTCCAAGAAGATGATTAAGGGTATTCATGCCTTACTGAATGAAGCGGACATGATTGTGCACTACCATGGGACGAACTTTGATATCCCAACCTTGAATAAGGAGTTCTTATTGCATGACCTCGCTCCGCCTAGTCCTAGTAAACAACTAGATTTACTAAGGGTCGTGCGAGAGAAGTTTCGCTTCCCCAGTAACAAGCTCGACTATGTGGCCCAGCGATTAGGTCTGGGTGGCAAGCATGACCATGAAGGGCATATGCTGTGGGTCAAGTGTATGAACAACGACCCGGCTGCGTGGAAGGCCATGCAGAAGTACAACCAACAGGATGTGGTACTACTAGAGAAGCTGTATCATAAGCTCACTCCATGGATCAAAGGGCACCTGAACTACAGTGTGTTCACCGATGCGTTCGTCTGCCCCACCTGTGGATCAGCGGAGTACCAACGTCGAGGGTATGCTTATACCAGTGCCAGTAAGTACCAACGCTATCAATGTAAGGCCTGCCATGGGTGGTTCCGTGGGCATACGAATGTGCGAAAGACCAAAGGAAAGTTTATGGGGATATAGGAGCACGATATATGGGGGCCACAAGCAAGCCATTGACTATCATCATGGACCGTTCGGTGTATGAGGCGAATGAATTGGGCTGGATGTCACTCCAAGAACAAGGACACCAGATCTCGGTGCTCCTCCACCCACTAGGAGATATTGTGTTAGCCCCCTATGCGATGCGAATGACAGGTGATATGCTAGTCCAGCTTCCCTCAGCCTTCACCCTCGCAGTGAAAGGTGCAAGAGAATTACGGTATGGCGTAACCACCAAAGGTAGTACCACTTGGAAAGGAGCAAAAGGTGCACAAGATCAAAAAGCACGCGCAAGGAAAAACAGTACGGTCAAAGCTCAAGCTGCTGGTCGAGCAGCTTCACCTCAAGGAAGTGGAGAACCACCAACTCCACCAGCGCATCAAGGAACTGGAGGGAGTACAGTCAGTCCAGCTCGTCACACCACCAACATTGAAGGACCTGAAGTTCTTACATCAACAAGGAGGGACGCATGAGTAAACCGATGTTACGCAAGGTACGAGCAGATGAAAAGGCAGTCGGTCCACCAGCACCCAAGCGCCTCCGTGCTGTCCAGGTCATGACCTTCCAACACCCTGAAGGTGGGGGTGATGGCCTGATGATGGTGGATAACTATGGGGATATCTATTTACGTTCTGACCAAGGATGGGTGGCGTTCCCGATGATGGAGGCACAACATGACGATCAGACGGTTTGATTTGTATGCTGAGCCTGAGTTCTGGGCAGGGAATATCCAAGGACACGACGCTGGCCACTGGGCACAATGGAAGGAAGTCAGCCCCTATGTGGACTACGCCCTCGCGCATGGGTATATCCCACCAGCACCAGTAGAACTCCCGACATCTGATGTCCTCATTCAGATTGAACGCAAGGAACGTGCAGCGGTGACTGACGATGCGGTAGTAGAAGAGATAACCGAGGACGGTGATCTGTATGAACTCATCACACAACAACCCTATCCTGTCCCTCTAGAGGAGTAGATCATGAGCTATGCCAGTAACCATCTCAGCCAATACGATGGCTTCATTCGTCAAGGCATCGTGAACTGGTTGGGAGAACGTCTTGGAGACGCAGGCTTTCAGGTCGCAGGAGAATGGTTTCAGGGGTATGAAGCGCTGGTAGAGGTGATGCAGATTGACCCTGAAATGCGTGGGGTGTATGATGAGTTGGTCAGTCGGGCATACAAGCAGATCGCCCAGGCTGAAGCCGAGTACTTTAGTGGATTAACTGACATTGAGTGACGGTAGGAGATCAACTATGTACGAACCCCTAGGGTTCTCGAAGGATATATTCCAATCTCGTTATGCGTTTACAGATACTGAAACCTGGGCAGAGGCTTGTGCACGAGTGGCCCAGCAAGTGGTGAGTGCAGAGATCCCCACCAAGCAAGCCATGTGGCGGGAGAAGTTTACACTCGCACTCCAAGCGAATCTGTTTGTACCAGGTGGGCGGATCTGGGCCAATGCTGGACGGCCTACAGCCTCTATGCTCAACTGTTTTGTGTTGGACCCCAACAAGGATTCGAGTGAAGGCTGGGGACAATCCGCCTACAACATGATCGTAACCTCGATGCGAGGAGGTGGCTGTGGCGATGATTTCAGTGATGTACGCCCCAGGGGTGCAAGTATCGGTGGACAACGAGGGTTGGCTCCCGGTGCGGTTGAACTTATGCGTCTTATCGATGCCTGTGCCCAACCAGTTCGCAATGGAGGTCAACGTCGGGTCGCGCTGATGTTCAGTCTCGACTTGGATCACCCCGATGTTGAGGAGTTCTTGAATGCTAAGTTAGTACAAGGTCAGTTGACGCATGCTAATGTGTCAGTACGGAGTAAGCATACGACAGCCTTCATCAGGGCCATCAAGCATGATGGAGAAATTGAGTTGCATTGGAAGGGGCGGTATAAGCGACTGGTCAAGGCTCGTAGTCTATGGACCACCATCGTGACCAATGCGTATAACACTGCTGAACCTGGGTTCCTCAACTGGGAGTTAGCGTCTGCTGAGAGTAACATCTACTACATTGAAGACCTCGTGAGTACGAACCCTTGTGGAGAGATTGCCCTCTCAGCCTATGACTGTTGTTGCTTAGGTCATATTGTGTTGTCCAGGTTTGTACAGGGTACAGAGATCAATTATGCGGAGTTAGCCAATACCATACGTCTAGGAGTACGGTTCCTGGATAATGTCTTGACAGTCAATCACTATCCACTCCCGGCGATGGCAGACAAATCCCATAGCTTACGACGGATTGGGCTAGGGACCACTGCACTCGCAGACACTCTAGCATTATTGGGGTACCGCTATGGCTCAGAAGACGGTAACAAGTTCATTGACAAACTATTTAGATTCATTTCTAAGATCGCCTATGAAGCTTCCATCCTCCTCGCAGTGGAGAAAGGACCGTTTCCTCTCTGTAATCCATCACAACATGTGGAGTCTGGATACATCAAGCGTATGCCCGCCAAGATTAAATCCTTACTCAGCGAAAACGGCATACGCAACTGCGCGATTCTCACCCAAGCACCAACTGGCACGGTGTCTATATTATCAGGCAATTGCTCAGCTGGTATAGAACCCATGTTTGCCCCCGCGTACCAACGACGGTACTGGGAGAACGAGGTACGCAAGACCCAGCTAGTCTTCCATCCTCTGTTCGCCCAGTTCATGCGTGAGGGTCGTGACACCACACACTTTATCAGTGCCCATGAGTTGTCGGTACGTGACCACCTAGAGGTCCAGAGTATTGTCCAGAGTCATATTGATAATGCGGTCTCCAAGACCATCAATATCCCTGAATCCATGCCGATCGAGGAGGTAGAGGCAGCGTGGTTAGAGTATCTCCCACACCTCAAAGGCACGACCTTCTATCGTGAAAACACCCGTGGGTATGTGAATAAGGACGGGGTACTTGAACCACCCCCGTTGGTGCCATTGACATTAGAACAGGCCCGTGCAGCGTATACCACAGGGGATGTGGTGGTGGAGGGTGGTCAAACAGATTGTCCATCGGGAGTGTGTCATGTTTGATTGTAAGCTGGATGAGTATATCGCGATAGGCATGGGTGTTGCTTTTCTACTCCTTATACTATATGGTCTTATGCGAGAGAGTACAACCTCTCAAGAACGTCGTGACCGGGAAGAGTTGTACCGACTTCGTAGAGTCTATAATCCTGACGCGATCAAACAAGATCAAGAGATCCTACGTATGAAAGAGTTAGAACAGCGGTATGGATTGAAAGGACACTCGTAATGTATAGCTTAACTGATTTACTCTGGTTTGCTGTGGGGGTACTCGTCGGAGTTGCCATAGGACTCACATTGTTTGAGTTAGTTAATGCAGGCCCCTATGACCCCTGTGACCAGTCGATGACACAACCGTACCAACCCCAACCATTTGGTGGAGTCCAAGGACCTGTGACACCGAACGCCTATGGGCCTGGGCTCCATAGTGATGCTACAGGTAAACCCTTCGTCCTCCGACCATGGTAGCCATACCACTACTCAACCCACCCCAACGGGCCACTGTGGTGGGACAGGATGGAGTGATCCATAGTCTCCCTATTGGGGAGGAACATGTCCTACGCTATGGGTGTTATTGTGATCCTACGGTACATCAATACTATGCTGGGGGATTTGTGTTAGTCCACCGAATGTTATCGTGTTAGGAGGTGCTATGTTTGTCTGGGTGTTAGCGGTCCTTATTATGATTAGTTTACGGGCTACCGATGTCATTACCTGGGAGTGGTGGATTGTCTTGATACCCTTCTGGGTGCCTATGGTGATCGCGTGTGTCATCACGTTACTGTTAATGGTTGGTTCTAACTTTCTAGGGCTACGACGAGGGAGATGATGAGTATCCTCTATGTCACTGGTACAAGCCAACACATCTACACCCATGAGTTAGGGGAGTGCAAGGAAGGCCCGTGTCCTATCCACCACCCCAGTGCACACCATATGGTCACCTGGCCCACCCATTGGCGGGAGGATCGTAAGATCATGGAGCGTATATGTGAACATGGGGTAGGTCATCCTGACCCTGATTGTCGGTATGCTCAAAAGGATACTATACATGGATGCGATGGATGTTGTAGACTACAACAGGAGGTACTAGATGGAAAAAGCTGAGCAAGAAACCACCATGACCTATGACTTAGAGGCCAAGACCGTGGATGTCTTTAGTGCCATACGCCGAGACCAGAGCAGACTCCAACGAGCAGGCATCAAACCGACCTACGGGACGGCAGCTCGTGGATTTGGCTACAGAGTACCGCTATCCAGGTTCAAATGGCGGGTGATTGGGACAAACCCTAAGCCTAGGGGATTTGCCCTCAAAAAGCTACGGTCTACCGTGGCAATTCCGACTAGAACAGCCCCTCTCTCATGAGACCCCTAGTGGCGATGGGGTGGGGGGTCGTGGTGCTGGCTCCCTATGCGTCACTGTTGTATAGCTGGTGGCCATGGAGTATACTGTCTATCCCTGTGATTGTGCTAGGGTTTTTCACCATCTTCTGGATGACAAAGGTACTAGAATGAGTAATACAAGCTGGAAGCAGTTGGAGCGTGAGGTGGGATTGCTGGTAGGTGGAAAGCGCTACCCAGCCAATCAGGGTGGGAAGGTCGATGTCGAAGGTCCGCTATACGTGGTACAAGTGAAAGAGCGCAAGACACTCAGTCTAGAGTCTCTGACTCAACTTGTTGAAGAGATTGAACAACTAGGACTCCAGCGCAATAAAGTTGGACTCGTGGCTGTGAAGGTACGTCGAGGTAGGGGAAAGCGGAGTCCACTGCTTATTGTCCAGACAGCGGAGCATTGGGCATTAGATAATCCAGGAAGACATGCAAGACCTAATAGAGTCATCAAGACATTACCGTTAGCTATCCATCCTTTGGAGGATGGTGTACCACCATTGAAGTCAATACACGTTGAACCTGACTGGGTAACGATGGATAAATCTTGGATAGACCCTGAGCGTAAGTAATAAAAAAGCCCCTGGCATGATAGCCAGGGGCCTTCCTGATATACTATATTATATCTACTATACTTTAATCACATCGGTCGCCTCGTTCAAGGAGTCGTTCGATGGCATTCTCGATGGCGATGAGTCGTTGTTTACTGACTTCAATGTGGGTGTCGTGCTCGGCCAAGTGGTCACGGAGTTGCTGGATGATCCCACATTGGCCTTCCAATGACTCAAACCGCTGGTAGAGTTTCCAGACCAACCATAGAATGATGGCGAGGAGGACAGAATTAACACTACTAACACCAAGACGCTCAAGAGCAGTGATAAAATCTCCCACATTGTATTACCTTTCTCCAACTAATAGGGTAAATAACAGAGAGGACTTCATCTCTACTCTGTGAGAGGTGGTACAGCGAGAGACCGAATGATCTCGTCTCGTTGTTGTTTGCGCTTGGATTCGTTAGCGATTTCTTCCTTGACAATTGGGGCTAGTAGAGGACCCACAATCGGGAGTCGTCGAGCGGCAGTGCGAGCAGACTTCCAGCCTGGACCCTCAGTGAGCATATCTACCACATCCTCTGACCCGCCAGCTATCAACCCTGCGGTAGGACCTAGGGTGAGACCTGCTGCGAGCTTCCAGCCTTCATCTAGGGCAGTGAGTAACAATGACCCATAGATGGCCCCTGTGCCATAGATCATAGTCTGGAGCGCAAAGGCAGACCCATCATCACCTACTAGCTTCTTTAAGCGCTTGTTGACAAAGGGGTTGGAGTTGGGGTCTTCAGTGAAGGCATTACGAATGAACTCGGTTGCCGCTCCACTACCAGCGGCGAGAGTCCCAGTACCTAATAGTACCTTACTGATTCTCGCGATCGCATCGTGGGTCGTGGGAGCTTGCTTCCACAGTCGGGTTAACTCCGCCTGGTTATTAAACATAAAGATGCGGTACTGGTTCGCGAGCTTCCAATGTGCGGTCTCATTGGTGGCAATCAATGGTAGTCCACGGACATCTGGTATGCCCGCCACATAGTTGGCATACCGCTGGACCATCGCGAGCTTCATAGCTTCAGGAATTGCACCTTTGGCCAGGATCTCACTGGTATTCCCGCCCATCTCTTCAATCAAGGTATGGAGCTTTTGCTTGTTGGGGTACTTGAGCAGAGCCTTCTCTAGGAAGTCCATATACCGAACACCTACATGAGCACCAAAAGACCGAGACCACTTATCCAGTAACGTGATGCCATAGCTTCGATGTGCAGCGGTGGACACGATAGACAATGGTCCTTCAGGTTGGAGCATATGGTTCATCAGGGTGGGATAGAGAGCACCACTCTTTTGGACTAACTCCTTATTGTTGCCCGTGACCCAATCCACTGCACCCAGGAAGGATCGCCCGAGTGGAGCACGTCCTAAGGCATATCCTAACTGTGGTGTAGAACCTATCCCACCCAGCTGGAGTAGCGTGGCGTTGTTGAAGTCTCGTATTCCATGTACGAGGTTTCGCACAATCTGAGATTCATTCACACCAGTGTGGATACCCTGAGCACGCTCTACCGCTTTGGTCGCCCAGTCCACCAAGTCTGCTCCACCATGCTCCGCAAGCTGTCCCATGTCCTGCTCAATCTGTGGCATCACCTTGGCCCATTGGGTGCGTAGGTGTGCGGAGGAGTTGTACTTGAACATGGCGCGAAATGGATCAGTCTCGTAGCCGAACTTCTTGGCCCACTGGTAGGGTGATCCACCTAGGGCTTCCAGGTCCAGTAATCGTGAGACCTCTAGGCCTTTGTACTTCTTCGATGCCATATCGTAGCTGATCGCTGCGGCATCCATCCCAGCCTCAGCAGCTTTAGCCTCACGTAACTCTCCCCCTTGGGACATGATACGCTTCAACTGTGACTTCCACATGGGGAAGGACTTCCCGGTACCTTCGAGTCCACCTTGCTTGTTGTAGAGCAGGTCAAGGTGCGTGTCGCTAATACCCGTGAGCGATGTAGGCTTCACCGGGATCTGTGGCATGAACATCTTAGGTGAACCGAGAGGTGTATGCTTGCCGGTGAGGGGGTTATAGACATCTATCCCAGCCTCATGGGCAGCCACACTAGGATGATACCCCATCCCCTCATATAACCTATCCGCAAAGTCTCGCACACGAGTAGACTGTGGAACCATACGCCCTTCGGTATACAGGTAGTTCCACGCCTGCTCGACCTCGGCTTCACTCAGATTGAAATATCGATGTGTGCCCCAGATAAAGGCGTTCTCACCTTTGGTCAGCTCACGAAACCCTTCAATGACCTTTGATGCTACTCCACGAGTCCCGACTGCACGCTCAAGCTCAGGTACCGTCGCTAAGGTGTCATTGGTCGTCAAGACTGCACGATTGGATAGCACATCTTCCATCGCCTGAGCAATGTTGCGCCCAGGGGGTCCAATACGCTTGAGAGTATCAATGGTCGCAGCCGTGATGCGTGAAGGCCAGCCAGGGAATACCAGTGGGGTATCAGTAGGGGCTTCAGGTAGACGGCGCAGGGATAACCCTGAATCCTTCTCAGCCTCTAGCACTGAGGTAGATCCACGCGGAGAAGTTTGGAGGTTTAAGCGGTAGTCTTGCTGTGGCGCATAGGCCTTAGCGAATCGTTCCTTTTTCGGTGAGGTCTCACGCAGGAACTTCTCACTAAATGGAATCACATCACCTTCTTTGACAGACGGTTCAAGACCAGGGTATTCAGTATCGGCAATGCCTGTTGGCTTTCCTGTGCGTGGGTTGGGTTTTACAGGTAACACCTTTCCACCCTCGATCCCAGGTCTACGGAGTACCTGTGGACGTAGGGGTGTTTCACCGACCCCGAGTTGTTCACCCGCCTCGGCAATACGCTTCCCTGGTGTTGGTGCAATGGTAGACGTGCCAGGAATTAACTCCGTCTGTGACCCAAACCCTGCTTCCCCTTCGATAGGCTCGACAAGGTGTCCAGGTAACTCCACCTCAGGGCCATATTCTCCTGGAGAAAGTCCCGGTACACCGCGTGCTAATGGGCGTCCTGTGCGAGCAGAGATTCCTGTTAGGGTATCAGTTTTCGCTCCCAATTCAAGCGATGGTATGACTAATGTACGCCCAGTCTCATCCACCCGTGGACCTGGTGAGGGGTAATCTGGTGTGCCGGTACCCGCTTTGACTGCTCGTTGAGCGGCTTCAATGTTTTCAATCTCAGTCGGTGGGAGAGGGGGGATGATACCTGGACCTCTGGGTGCTCCACGTAACCCTCGCAGGACTCCCATACTCCCACCAAGCAGCAGTAAGGGGTCCACCATCATTCCAAATCCCCCACGCACCGCTGCCTGCTCTCGTGTCATACTGGGGTCTACCCCACCAAAGGTATAGGGGTCTACACGAGAGCCAGGTTCACCTGAGAGCATACCCCTGAGGTAATCACCTGGGGCAGCTAGGTAATCCAGAGCAGTCTGTACTCCTGGGTGGTTTTCCACCAGTGGCCCGATAGTCTTGGCGAGTGGAGACTGTTCCATGGCCGCAGCATTACTACGGACCCGTTCCTCTCTAGTGTATGGTGCAGGGGTGTACCCTGTGGGATTCAACTCGGTCTCTGGTCGTGCGACCAGGGTAGGCGGTGCAGGGTGTTGCTCAGCCTTGAGGTCAGCCTGGTACTGTGCTTCTAACTGTTCGAGTGTTGCAGGCGGGTCAGCCGGAGCATCCATGAACTGTGCATGATTCGCTTTCTGGATGGCCTGCACTTGACGCAGATCATCAGCAGCCTGAGAGAACGCAGGCTGGTTGGGGTCTATCCGTTGGTACGTCAGGTTTTTCTCCCGACGCTCAGCATTCGCTGAGACCACTTCGCGCATGGACTCCTGGTACTGCTGCTCGTTGTACGCTCGCTCTAGGTCATTAATGTCTGGCATTTATTTGCCCTTTTTGACCGTATGTTTCTTTGCAATCTCTGCCGCAGACATCCCGGCTTTACGGAGCTTGGCATACTCCTCTGGGGTCAGGTCTACTTCAGTGGATTTGATGGGTGAAGGTATGGGAGAGGGTGTACCAGGGAGTCGTGGAGCAAACGCTCCAGGATCAAACCCCACGTCAACCGGATCAGGTTGTGGGCCTAATGGTGTCGTACGTGATTGTGGTTGACCTTCAATGTTGACAGACACGTTCGGTGCCCCAGCATCAAAGAAGTCAGACCCAAACAACCCTCCACGCTTAGCGATTGTCACCCCGGTCATGGCGAGCTTGAGGAACAGATCAGTCAACTTGACGCGATCTTGGGGTGTGACATCGGTGCCTGCTAGCGTGTACGCAATGGCCTGCATCTGAGACTTCATCTCTCCCATACTGACCCGCGCACGTTCGAGTTCTGCATGCTGTGCTTGGAGATCCCCTTTACGCACGGCATCAGAAGCATTGGTCATTGCGAGCTTGGCTTTGGCGAGTGACTCTGTGGCATCAGCCTGAAACTTCACCACTTGGTGAGGACGGATGGTCTGCTCAGTGGTCGTGCGCTCCTTAATGTTCGTAGTATCGGCCTTGGTCTTATCAATGTTAGCTTTCAAGGCATCTTCATTGAGACTACCAGGCTTGGCCCCTTTCTCGTAATGCCCACGCGCTTCAGCGATGTACCCTGCACGTTCACCAGCCGTAGGTTGCCGACCAGTCCGATCAAAGTGGTCTCGTTCAAGTGCGTTAAGGTGCTGCATGTACTCAGTCAGCCCTGCTGGGTCAGCATGGACTCGACCTTTCTGGATACCGGTACGTCGGTCAGCCACCACATCTTGCTGGAAGGGGGTCAAGTTGGTTCCAGGAATGAGCGATTGACGATCACCTAGTGGTTGGTCTGGTCGTAGGACTCCATAGGACTCCTGGAGTTGTCGCCCAGGCACAAGCTCCTGAGGGTGGATCAACCCCATATGGAGGGCTTCCTCCGCAGGAATAGGACGAGGGTTCCCCACACCAGCCTTATGAAGTTCATTAATAATGACATCACCGGCCATTCGGTTGGCATGGGTTGTTGCTCCACTCCCAAGGAATATGTCGGCATACATGGACCGAAAGTCCTGCTCACCCCGAATCACATCAGCCAATCGACGATGGGCTTTCTTGAGACCATCATCGTCACTGTTCAAGATGGCTTTCTGGATCTCGTCTTTGATGGACATGAATTTCTTGTCTGCAAACCCGGTCTCCACCGCATTGATGAGTGGTTGAGAGGTGGGGTGGATTTCATGATTGTCAATCACATCCCGAGGCATCTCAGATTGGGTGTCATCTTGTGGGGCTGCCGCTGGCATAGCTGGAGGGGTGGGAGCCATATAGGGAATCGGTGGAATACCATACGACTGTGGCGCGACCACACTCATAGGAGGAGTATCAATCATACCTTGTTGTGGATCACCTAACATAGTTGACTCCTTTATGCAGTCCTTTGATTCCCAACACCAGCACTCGCATTCCACGAGAACGAGTTCGACTTCGCGTTGCTACTACCTGCGAGCAAGTCCTTGATGCTATCCAGTGGTGCTGAAGCATACCCGAATGAGGCTTGGTTAAGTTCTGGTAGGAGCTTCGCACGGTCCATCGCGAACTGCGTAGACAATGGTATCAGTGTTGGAGATGCCATCCGTACCGCGTCACCCACTACCGCATCAATACTATTGGGGCTATTAAATCCCCGTAGTGTACGTGCGCCTGAGTTCTGTGAGAACAAGTCTCGTCCTAGCTGCATCGCCCCTTCAGTGGCTCCTGTAGGTAATCCATACCGACCCACTGGTAACGCCTGATCCACCGCTGACTGATACCGTAATCCCATAGGATCTTGCTGTCCAGCTTGTGCAGCTTGGTCTACTCGACTGAAGTACTGTGGGGTGAGGCCTGAGAAGTACCCCCGTTGTTTACGGTCCAACCCCTGTGAGCTTGTCGAGCTACTTTTGGAAGACCCGGCTGAGCCAAATCCCATCTGTCTACCCCCTTACAATGTTTTCCATGTCATCTGTGTGAGTCGAGGTGCGAGTGAATATCCATACCGCTGTGCTCCTTGGAGTCGCGCCCAGTCCATCCCACGATGGAGTGCCCGTACTGCATCACGTCCATATCCCCACCAACAGACTTCCTGTGCCATACACTCCCATGGTGGATCGACCTGCCAGTACACCTTCGTCACACAATGAGCCTGCCCCACAGTATCCAGGTGATAGTCTGGTTGTGTGACCACCCACTCCAACCACCGGGTACACTCACCTACGTCAAGCCCCGGCATGAGTTGTGCAACGGCGTCTGCCATATTAGGGGGTAGGTTTGGCACCCGTCACCTTATCAAAGATGCCAATCAATCGATCACTACGCAACTCCGCTGAGGCCATCATGGAAGTCGTCATTTCTAACTTAGCATTCATGGCCGCCAACTGAGCTTCTAGCAGATTGACTCGTTGCTGGAGTAGCACCTGTGCCTCTTGAAGCATCAACACCCGCTCATCGAGTCGTTCGATCTGTTCACTCGTCATTTAAGCCCCCGCGTAGATGATATAGGATAACGCTATCCAGGGTTGGGTGTTACTGTGGGCACCACCACCACCACTCGCATCTGTGGAACCGCCATTGTTATCATTCGCGGTATTTACTCCACCAGTTCCCACATTACCTAATGTTCCAGTTGCCTTAATATTTTGACCATGGGTATGACTAGGTATTTCCCCCGTGACCAATGTATGTGTCTCTGTGCCTCCTACTCCACCAAGCGTCACCGCATTGGCTCCGTTCGTTGAAGCCGAAGTAATTCGTGAGGCTGCACTGCCACCCATATCATCAGTCGCAATAACTGTACGACCACGGAGATCTGGGACATTAAATGTATTGACCCCATCCCCAACCCCATACGTTGTACTAATGATGGTAAAGAGGTCCACATAGGTGACACGATTGACTGCCTGGCCATAGCAGAGCAACCAATGTGTCGGTGCTGTATCGGTACTCCAGATCATCATCGCCCCGATGGGCATGATATTCTTGGGAACGAGCTTCTTATTCGTACTGTCAGCGATCACGCCATACTTATCAGTCAGACCAGCAAATACCCCATTGGTGTTGATTTGCACTTCTCCATCAGCATTATGCGCCACACCTATACGAGTCGCCAGGTCAGCTTCATTACCCTTGAGCGTCGGGCCATCACCGAGGATAGTCTCAACAGCAATCGCTGCACTCGCCGCGCCATTCATGTTCTGGAAGGTCGCTTCGTAGGTACCATCCAGGGTGGTCTGGGTGTCGATTCCACCTGTGGTATACGTAGAATTGGTATTGGAAATGTTCGACATTTATAGCTCCGCTTGGGCTGACCAGTGGACAATGTGGTTATCTGCTATCGTGTTAGCTGCATTCGGTATCCAGTTCAGATACATATTCTTCTGTGTCACACTTGCGGTTGTTCCACTATTATCAGCTCCATCGGTATTATTACGAGCTTCCGCATTGGCTGCTGAAGGATTATAAGTTGTGACAGTCGGCAACGCGAACATAGGCGGAGAAAACGAGACAGAGACACCAAACCGAGAGGTCGCCGTGAAGGGAGACTGGGCTAGTGTTCCTCCTGGTGTACCCGCATTCTGAGCAGGGGCTGTTACATAATCAAAAGACTTTTGATAATGACGACTACAAAGAGCGAGCTCATCCTGGAATAATCGAGGCACAAACGCTGACGCGGTAGACCCTACCTCTAACTTCACATCAGTAATATAAAGGAAGTCTCCCGCAGTGGTATCAGTGACATCAGACCAAATAAACAACACAATGTTGGTGGTGGATGCGGTATCAATCGCGCCAGTCACTGAGTAGGTGGCGTAGTTTGTGGTAGGGTTCAGGTTGCCTGGGGTGTTCTCGTAGGTCATATTGGCAACCAGTGTAGGGTTGGTCCCTTCTACCCCCCAAGCACTCACGATATCACTGGTCACGGTATCAGCGGTACTCGACCATGAGATGATTGCCGCTTTAAGGTTATCAAGCTTGGTCGTGGCTGACACCTTCGCTTTGAACGAGAGCGTACAGGTTTGTCCGATGAAGCCCACACAGTTCTTCTGCTCAATAATCTGGGCAATCCCGAACTTCCTATTGGTAGTCTCTACATCCAAGGCACAAGCATAGAGACCACCTGTAGGGATGACTGAAGTCTCACGTGTCACATCTATGGTATCATTCCCATCGCTGAGGATGTACCATCGATCCATCAAGTAGGTATCGTCGCTATTGAGTGGGATCGTCGCACCTGTAAATGAGGTTCCACGTTGCCAGACATTGAAGGCCCCATTGATGACAGGGTTGAGAAGGTTATCGCCCTTCTCGACCATATTCGGGAGTAAGTTATCTTCTACAAAATCTAGTACCTGCTGTCCAGTGGCTTTCTTGGTTGTCGAGCTACTATCATCGACAACTGGTAGCTCATCAGCCACAGCAATGAGGTCAATCGCACCTAATGCACCAATTGCAACAGCCATAGTTATCCTGTGGGTTGTGAGCGGGAACGCTGGTTAGCTAACAGATGAATACGGTTGATCTCATACGCGGCATACGTAGTGACCACGAGCGGATCACCTACTTCTGTGGTCAGCGTGACCCCGGCTTCTGTGATGA